TAAAAAAAGAGGAAGACCTAAAAAAATTAAAGGTGGAAAAATTGAAAAATTAATTGGTAATTCTAAAGGAAATAAAGCACGTGGTGCAATTGTTGCCGAAGTTATGAAAAAACAAGGTTTAAATTTAGCACAAGCAAGTAAATATGTATCACAACATAATTTATATTAATTTATGATTTAACCAATTAATATTTTTTTGTATTGAAGGATATGGACCCCATAAAATATAAGCAGAAAGTAAGCTTGGGCTCATAATAAAATTATCTATTAAATATCTTTCACTTTTATTTTCATAGTGTCTCATCCAATAATTAAGTCGTTTTTTAATATCCTTATGGTCAATGTAAGTTGATCCAAAAGAATCATCATTATTTTTTAATCCAAAATCAATATATGAATAATCTTCTAAATATGCTCTTAATCTTTTATTTTTTAATGGTGATTTTTCTATTCTTATTATTTTCATATTATAATAAGAATATATTTTTTTTTTAAAATTATTGTTTAAATAAATATTGTTGAAAATTAGATAAATTCATTAAGTACATTTTTGATAAATAACCATCTCCACCTTTAACAAGTCTTTTATATTTTTTTTCAGTAATCATATTTTTTAAATCTTCAACTGGTATTAAATACAAATCAAATAATTCATTTGGTTTTATTATAAAATAAGCATAAATATCAGACTCTGTTGTCATTATTCCAGATGGTTTATTTCTACATTCAAATTCTATCGCAATATTTAATGTATTTATCGCTCTTCTATCTGATTTAACTTCATATTTAGTTATTATATTATCTTTTACAATTGTTAAATCATAATTTTTATTAAACCCATCTTCTTTTATATCTTTTTTCTTTGAATATCCTACTTTATGTGTATATGTGTCATAGGGTATAAGTTCTAATAGTTTTTGTTCATATTTTTGACCTAATTTCAAATCACTAATAAACATTATATATATATATATAACTTAGATAATAATTTTTCTTATTAAACTTAATACAGAATTAAATTAATCTATATATTTTTATTTCTATATAATATATTATATAGAAATAAAAATATATATGGAATTCAAAAAGAAACAAAGCTTTCAACATTCCTTATAAATATAATATGATTTTTGGGGGGATTCTGAAAAACTTTTTTATTATAATAAATAGATTTTCTAAGAATCCCCCCAAAAATTAAAAAAAATTCTTAAACTCTTAAATTTAAATGTTTGATTGTGTTTTGGATTTTTAAAAATTTTAATTTAATTTATATACATAATATATATAAAATGGATTATATGATAAGTTCGGATGATTTGAAAAATATATTAGGTCAAGATTTAAGAATAATTAAATTTCAAGATTTACAAAAATATAATGATATATATAAATTATTACCAAAAAAAAAGGATTATTGTGTAATTTTTTTTACTGATGATATAAAAAATGATGTAAATATAGGACATTGGACTTGTTTAACAAGATATAAAAATAATTTTGAATTTTTTGATAGTTATGGGTTAAAAGAAGATGATGAATTAAAATTTATTTCAAACAAGAAAAAAAATTTATATGGTGAAAGTATAGATTATTTATATAATCTATTAAAACCTGTTAAACATTCAAATAATAAATATGATTATCAGAGTTGGGACGACAATGTGAGCACTTGTGGTCGATTTGTTATTTTAAAAATTTATTCATTTCAAAATGGAATTTATACAAATAAAGATTTTTATAATATAATGAAAAAAAAAGTTAAAAAATTTAAAGGTAATTATGATTTAATGAGTGTATATTATACAAGTTAAAATAAAATATATAAATTATATATTTTTGTATAAAATAAATATCTAAATATTATATATATATATATCATGAGTAAAAGAGAAATTTCACAATCAAGTAAAGATATTTATCGTAAAAATATTTTAAGATTAAATGACAGTAATGAAATAAAAAATTATAATTTTTTAAAAAAAACAGAAACAATATTAAATAAAATAAACCACTTAAAACCAAATTCAAAAAGAACATATTTAATAAGTATTGTATCAACTATTAAAGGATTAAAGGGTTTTGATAAAGAATTTAAAATTTATTATGAAAAAATGATGGAATTGAATAAAGAATTAAAAGTAAATAATACTAAATCAGAGGCACAGGCCGAAAATTGGATAAGTCAGGATAAAGTAAAAGAAATATTTGATCAATATTATAAAAAAGTTGAACCATTATTAAAATTAAAAAAAGTTAATGAAAAAGAATGGGATGATATATTGGATTTTATCATTTTATCATTATATGTTTTAAATCAACCAAGAAGAAATAAAGATTATCAACTAATGAAAGTAATAAAAACATCAAAAGATTTAAATGAAGATTATAAAAATTTTAATTATTATTTACCTACAAATTCTAAATTTTTATTTTATAACTATAAAACAAAGGGAACTTATCAATTACAAGAAATTAATGTTAATGAAACTTTACAAAATATTTTAATACAATATTTAAAATTACACCCTTTAAAAAAAGAAAAGAATTTTTATTTATTAGTAGAATATAACGGGGAAGAATTAAAACAAGTTAATAATATTACAAGAATTTTAAATAGAATATTTAATAAAAAGATAGGTGTTTCTATGTTAAGAAATATATATTTAACTGATAAGTTTCAAAAACCATTAGAAGTATTAAATGAAACAGCACACAATATGGGGACATCGAGTTCAACTATACAAAATAATTATATTAAAATAGATAATAAATAAAAAAAAATATAATTATATATTATATATAATGAATAAATTCACAATAAAAGAATTAAAAGAATTAATATTATATAGATTTGAAAAACCTATAAGAAAACAATATAAAAAAAAAATTAATAATTTTATTGAACCAAATTATAATAAAAAATATGAATCTAATGAAAATAATTTAGATGATTTTTCATTAAATTTTGGACTAGATTATATTGAACCAAAAAAAAGATTAGAACCAAAAAAACAAGAACAAAGAGAAGAAGAAAATAATTGGTTTGATATTGGTTCTGGTCGTTCTAATGTTCAATCTGTTTTAGTTCCTAAAAAATATTTTACAGAAAAAGAAGCAATTGAATATATTAAACAACATTTTAAATTTAAAAAAATAGATGATAAAAAAAATTATTATAGATTTAGACAATATAAACCAAATAAAAATTCTAATTATTTTTCTAAAAAATTAAATAATGGTGTAATTTTAATTATTGAATATGGTGAAATGGGTGGCTCTCTTCCTGTTGATATAATTTATAATTCAATTAAAAATGGATACTCGCACGCAAATGAAAAAAAAGATGAAATTATTAATATTGGGGATCATTATATTTTAAGTCCTCATGATAGTTCCAATGAAGTACAAGTATATATTAATTTTAAAGAAAAAAGAATAATAATTAATTTTGTAGGAACATATAAAGCATTAGATTGGGCTAATAATTATGAATATGTGAGGGGAAGATATAGAAAAACAAGAAGATTTAAACACGCCAAGGAAATAGTAGAAAAAATAATATATTTATATCCACATTTTCAAATTTCTTTAATTGGTCATTCTCAAAGTGGTGTTATTACACGTGAATTAGGTAAAGATTTTGGTGATAAAATATTTGAAATTATTAATTTAAATGGTGCTAATTTAAGAGAAAAAGCACTACCGAACGAATATAATATAAGAAGTAATATAGATGTGGTTTCATTATTAACTAGAGACAATGAAAGAAATGTTATTATACCTAGGCAAGGTTTAAATATTTTAAAGGAACACTCACCCGATATATTAAAAAGGTTGAATCCTAATCATTTAATAGGTGTATAACTTTTTATATTTTACATTTTAATTTTCAAAAAATTTTTATATAGTTTTAATAATATATAATAATGTCAGTTCAAACTTTATCCTCAAATGGTCAATTCAACAATCAAGGCGTTTTAGCTGGCAATTTGAACGGTACGCCTGCTCTTGTTGGATTTCCAACAACTAGTACATCTAATAGTGTCGGTATGTATCAACATTTAGGAATTGTTGGTTCTCCAAATTTAGAAACTAATTTTTTAAATACAAGTGGCGCAACAACTGGTGGATTTAATTTTTGGACAAGTAATGCAACAACTGCACCTGATAAAATATTAAATTTAAGTACTCAAGGTTTAACAACTAATAAAGTTATTAAAGTAGCGTTAAATAACGATGAATATACTATAAGGGCGAATGATTCAACTCTTAGAAATAATGCAAATGGAACAAACAATACACAAAATTCATATGTCATACAACTAGCAAATGATAATTTAAATACTCGTCTTAGAAATGATAATACTACTAATAGCCCATATACTGAATATATTGATTCAACCGCCAATAATTCTCGTCTTAGTGCCACTGATTTAACTTTTAATAATGTTTCTTTAAAATCAACTGTTGCAACAAATACTCAAAATATAGCAACAAATACTCAAAATATAGCAACAAATACCGCATCTATAAACACTATAAATAATACTCTACCTCAAATTGTTGTACCTCAATTAACTTTTTCATCTCCAGCAATTTATGCAGATTCTACAATAATCCCTTCTACAAATACAACTTATCAAAATACATTTGGCGTTTTTGGTTGGTATGTAAAAAATACAGTAGCAGGTACAAAATTTAATTATTATTTTCCACCTCAACCAAATATGAAAGTATCAGATTTAAAAGGAATTTATTATGAAATGTTTTCAAATTGTACGGATTTGGGGGCTTATCCATTTTTAACAATATACACTAAACCGACTGGTGTCAACGATTATCGTCCGTGGTATCATTCTTCATATACTGTTGTCCCTTCTGTTTTTCAAGGTTCTGATGCATTTGTTCAATGTTTTGCAAATTTACAAGGATTAAGTTACAATGCCCCTAATGTTTGGGGCAATTATGTTGCTTCTCCTTTAGTTGCGTCAGGTGTTAACAATCCAAGAGGAGACTACCAACCAACACAAGAAATATTATTTATTTCATTAGGTTCAAATTCAGCCTCTTCAGTAAATAGTTTAAATTGTTCATTATTGAAATTAGGTATGATAAGTACATTTACACAAGAATTTCTTTTTTTATGATATAATAATTAAAAAAATAATATATTTGTATATTATATATATATAAATGCCTTTAATTTATGAAAAGTTTAAAAAAGGTTATGATTATGAAAATAATCGTAATCACGTATCTAAAATGTTAGAAAATATCGTATTTAATAATTTTAAACAAAAACAAAATAAAGAAATACAGCAAGAAATGCATATTGAAGCAGGTGGGCGAAAACATATTAAAGCTTTCAATAAAAAAATAAAACAAAAAATTAAAAATAATATCTAATTGTATATATTTTATTTTAATATTTTTTTTATTCTCTATATATAATATAGAATAAGAAAATATGTCTTTTAATTATGAAAATGATGGGATACCAATTGCTAAAATAAAACAAGATGTAAAAAAAAAGGACAAAATAGTTTATTTAGATGAAAACAGTTCATCTACTAATAATTATAAAGAAATCATTTTAAAACCAAATCAAGGAAAATTTCAATTTATACCAGATGAAAATAAAGAACGTTTTATAGCGTACATTGTTGGGGCTTCTGGTTCAGGTAAAAGTTTTTTTGCTTCTCAACTTGGAAATGAATATAAAAAAATGTATCCAAAAAATCCAATATATTTATTAAGTTATTTAGATAATGATTCAAGTATTGATCAGATAAAAGGAATTAAAAGAATAAAATTAAATGAAGATTTTTTAGAAACAGATTTAGATGCTGAAGATTTTAGAGATAGTTTAGTTATTTGGGATGATACTGACTGTATTACTGATAAAAAACTGGTTTTAAAATTGAGAGATTTATTGGGTAAAATGTTAAACACTGGGCGACATTGTAATAATTCAGTTATTTATTTGTCACATATTGCTTGTAATGGATTACAAACTAAAGGAATATTGAACGAATGTCACTCAATAACCTTTTTTAATGCAACAATGGGAGGAAGAACAAGAAATTACTTGTTGAATAATAAT